CAGCCCCAAGCCAGATCGGCCCTGCTCGTCAGTGCTCACCCGGTAATACGCTACAACTCTTGACATCGGTTTCTCCGTTTGCTTTTTGAAAAAAAATTTTTTCGGTAGGGAGATTTTATGGGGCCATGGGGATGGGGGTCAATAGGGTATGGGGTAATAAATTAAAAATTTTTTTTAAGGGATTGAGGTATGTGGGATACCGCAGCTGCAGCCGCACCCGCCGCGGCGCCGACGGGGGGGGTTATTGACGCCCAGCAAGCGTGGGGTGTGGCAGGCCGTGACCGTGTCGCGGGTGCTGGAGAAGATTGGCTGAAAATAATTGTTGACAGGGTGAATGCTTGTCTGAGAAAATTAAATTTCTTTAACTAAACCGGAGAAAACGAATGGAACTGCAAGACCGAATTGTGTGGATCGCCTGTGAGATCGGGCTGGTCGTTGTTGGCGTGATGGCCGTGTGTGGCTGGTTGCCGGGTGGTGGCCTGTGAGAAAGCGGTCCAAGTACAGGCCCAAGCCAGTTTTGACCGACCCGGTGGCGTACGTGGTGGAGAGCAGCACGCCGCTGGTTGACCACGGCACCTACGTGATCGACTGGAAGCTCAAGAACCACATGGCCATGGAGACCCTGATGAAGGGCATGGCGGGTAAGCCTCATCTGGACACGGTGGTGGCCGCTCGCAACGTGACCGAGGGGCTGATGGTGACGCTGGGTGGTGCCGACGTGGACGGCACGCTTGCTCGTTCAGGTGCCGCGCTGATGGACGTCTGCGACCGGGCGAACGCTGGCAAGGGCACGACGTTGAGGGCACCGGAGATGCAGGCCTTGCGTGACCTGATGTCTTTGCACGACGAGCTGTTGGACGTGGTGACGGTGGGCCAGATGGAGAAAGCCATCGCCTACATCAGGAAAGAAATTCGGGCCGGACGGGCCGAGCAACTGAAGGGGATCAAATGAAATATCTGATTGTCGGACTGGCGCTGGCCGCGTCCCTCTACATCATGACCGGCTACGCCTTCACCAAGGGCTACGAGCAGGGCTACGTCGAGGGGCGTGAACGCGCCCTGATGGACGATCAGTCGCTCTACAAGCACTGCACCGCGTGGTGGTTCGATGGCGACGAGCCGAAGGCCATCAAGGAGATCAACAAGTACTGCGAACGGAGAAGCAAATGACCTCAAGAGAACAATTTGAACTCGACCATTTCGGCATCAGCCCCGGCAAGGTGGGCCATCGGTACCACGCCGCTATGGCATGGGGGCCAAGCGCATGGCGCAAGTCTATGAAGTACTGGGCCGCGCTGTGGCTGGGCATCGTGTTGGGTGCCATCGGTGGCGGTGTGCTGGCTGTTGTAGTGGGGGTGGTGCGATGACCACTGAAGCACTGCAAATACTTCTGTCGCTGGCCTTTGGCGCGGCGTTCGGCCTGATCGTGGGCTGGATGCTGTGGGGAGAGAAGCGATGATGGACGACGACGACACACAAGAGTACGCACACCAGCGTCAGTGGGTGGGGCTGACGGACGAGGACATCGAGCAGGGCTGGAAAGAGTCTTGGGTGGACAAGCAAGCGTTTGAGTCCGCTGTCTGGTGGGCCGAGAAAAAACTCAAGGAGAAGAACCATGATTGATTGGGACAAGCTGCACGGCATCATCATCTACATCTTGTTCGCTGCATCGCTGGTCGGCTTGGTGTTTATGTTCACACTGCTCTGGACGTCGGTATGAAGACCATCGCCGTTTTTCTGCTGGTACTGGGGGCGTTTATGCTGGGCCAGTACTTTGACCAAGACCTAATGCCACAACAACAAGAGGAGGCCAAGTAATGGCGATTCACACGGACGAGGTGATCCGAAACCACCTACGAGAGCACCAAGGGCAGACCGTGACGCAGATCGCGTCGGCACTGAGCCTTGGACCGTCTCGGGTGCGTGCGGTACTCAAGAGCATGGTGGACGTGTACGTGAGCGGCTACACGCCCAACACCGATGGGGTGTCTGGAAGGGCGGTCCCGAGCGTCGCGGTGTATTGCGTGGCCGAGATTCCGAAGGACTGCCCAGCACCATGATCAAGACTATCTTTGCGGACTTCATCCACATCTTCCAGCCACCGACGTCTGAGGAGATGGTGAAAGAGGAGCTGGAGCAGGCACGGCGCGAGCTGCTCAAGGCGCACAGCGCCGAGGAGTACGCTCGGTCCATGGCGCAATATCACCAAGAGCGGATCACCCGGTTGACCAACATCATTGAATATGGAGAACAAGATGAACGAACGAGAACTCGACCTGCTGGTCGCAGACCTGCAACATGAAAACAAACAAATCAGAAACCAGCGGGACGCGGCCATTGAAGAAGCCCTGCGTCTCAGGCACACCCTTGAGCACATCTACGCCAAGTGCATTCTGGCCGTTCAAGAGGGTGGACCCAGCCGTATTGGAGGCGCTCCACCGAGCCACGCTGACAAATCGTCGTACTGAGCAACTGAACCAACTTGGAGCCGCACTTCTATGACACAGAGTAAACGCAACGTCTTTGAGGAGTGGGTTGAGAGGTACCAGAACAACCCGGTGGCCTTCGTTGACGAGGTGCTGGGTGTGACCCCGGACAAGTGGCAGATCAAGTTCTTGCAGGCCATCGCCAAGGGCAGCCGGCGCGTGAGTGTCAGGTCCGGCCACGGCGTGGGCAAGTCCACGGCCAGTGCGTGGGCGATGCTCTGGTACTTCATGACCCGCTCGCCGGTCAAGGTGGTGGTGACCGCACCGACCAGCTCGCAACTGTTTGACGCCATGTTCGCGGAGCTGAAGCGGTGGGTGCTGCAGATGCCGCAACCGCTGCAGGACTTGGTGACGGTCAAGCAGGACCGCATTGTGTTCAACGCCGCACCGGACGAGATGTTCATCTCAGCACGGACGTCGCGTGCGGAGCAGCCAGAAGCCTTGCAGGGTATCCACTCGGACAACGTGATGCTGGTGGCCGACGAGGCGTCCGGCGTGCCCGAGCAGGTGTTTGAGGCTGCTGCCGGGTCGATGTCCGGCCACAACGCGGTGACGTTGCTGCTAGGCAACCCGACGCGCTCCAGCGGGTTCTTCTACGACACGCACAACAGACTGTCCAGCGACTGGGTGACGTTCCGGGTGTCGTGCGTGGACTCACCAAGGGTTTCTACTGAGTACGTCGAGGAGATGAAGAGCCGGTACGGCGAGGAGAGCAACGCGTACCGCATCCGCGTGCTGGGTGAGTTTCCACGGTCCGACGACGACACCATCATCTCCATGGAGCTGATTGAGGCGGCAAAGAACCGGGACGTGGCCCCGACCAAGTACGCGCCCATGATCTGGGGGCTGGACGTGGCACGGTTTGGCTCGGACAGCTCCAGCCTGACCAAGCGACGGGGCAACACGGTGACCGAGGCCAGCCGGGTGTGGCGCAACTTGGACCTGATGCAACTGACCGGCGCGGTGGTGGCCGAGTACGAGGCGCAGCAGGAGCAGGAGAAGCCCGAGTCCATCATGGTGGACAGCATCGGTCTGGGCGCCGGAGTGGTGGACCGCCTGAAGGAGCTGGGCCTGCCTGCGGTGGGCATCAACGTGAGCGAAAGCCCCAGCTTTTCACCCAACCAGACCTACGCCAACCTGAAGGCCGAGCTTTGGTACAAGTGCAAGGCGTGGTTTGAGAAAAGGGATTGCCGCATCCCCGACGACAGCCGACTGACGGCAGAGCTGGCCACCGTGCGGTACACGTTCAGCTCGACCGGCAAGACCCGTGTGGAGTCCAAGGAGGACATCAAGAAGCGTGGCCTGAAATCACCCGACTGCGCTGATTCTTTGATCCTGACGTTTGCTGGTGACGCGGCCACGGGCATGTACGGCTCCACTGGCGGCTCAAAAAACTGGGCCAAGCCCCTGCGAAGGAATGTGCCACGGCTGGCGTAAAGGTGCGAAAATCACGCGCAAGCGAGGTGAACTTATGCCACTCAAACAGGGCTATTCTCAAAAAACGGTCTCTTCCAACATCAAGAAAGAGGTCAAGGCTGGCAAGCCGCAGAAGCAAGCGGTGGCCATTGCCCTGTCTGTAGCTGAAAAGGCCAAGGCCAAGAAAGGCAAAAAATGAAGGGTCTGTACGCAAACATTGCGGCAAAGCGCGAGCGCATCAAAGAAGGCTCCAAGGAGAAAATGCGCAAACCCGGCACCAAGGGTGCCCCAACCGCTGCGGCCTTCAAGGCCTCGGCAAAAACCGCCAAGAAAGGCAAATGAACATGGCCACCAAAAAGATGATCCCAATCAAGTCGTTCAAACCCTGCGCCGGTTGCCCAACACCGGGCAAGTGCAAGGCCGCTGGCAAGTGCATGGCCAAGGCAAAAGCCAAGTGATGGCCAACAACGTAAAGTGGTGAGAACATGAAAAAGTACGACACGGACGAGAACTACCAAGACGACGGCATGAAGCTGGCCGAGGACGCCCAGCGCGAGGTGACCGAGCTGGAGGAGGACGAGACCGGCGAGTCGTCTGCCCTGTTCATGAACGAGCACGACTTCCAATCGGTGGTCTCTGCCGAGATTGAGGACGCCGTCACCTACATCGACACCGACCTCAGTCCGTCCCGCGCTCAGGCCACGGCCTACTACCGCGGCGACCCGTTCGGCAACGAGGAGGAGGGCAACAGCCGCGTGGTGGCCACCGAGGTGCGCGACACGGTCAACGCCATGCTGCCCAGCATCATGCGGGTGTTCTTCAGCTCTGAGCGCGTGGTCGAGTTCATGCCTCGTGGCCCCGAAGACGTCAAGTCGTCGGAGCAGGCGAGCGACTACGCCAACTACGTCCTGAACCAAGACAACCCCGGCTTCATGGTGATGTACGGCACCTTCAAGGACAGCTTGGTCCGAAAGTGCGGCATCGTGAAGGCTTGGTGGGCCAAGAACACCACCGTTCGCACCGAGAAGTACACCGGGCTAGACGAGGGCACCGTGATGCTGATCCAGCAGGAGCCGGGTGCCGTGGTGACCGTGATCACCCAGTACGACGACCCCGATGTGGCCGAGCCTCAGTTGACCATGGACCCCATGACCGGCCAACCGATGTTGATGCCGGTCCCTCAGTTGTTTGACGTCGAGGTCAAGCGCACGATTGAGGAGGGCAAGATTTACATCGAGGGCGTGCCACCGGAAGAGTTCCTGATCGACCGCAACGCACGCGACTTGGACTCCGCTGCCTTTGTCGGCCACCGCAAGATGGCGACCGTGGCCGAGCTGCTGGAAATGGGCTACGACGAAGACCTGATCATGGAGAACATCTCCACGACGGACTTTGAGTACAACGACGAGTACCTGCGCCGCCGTCCAACGACCACCACCATGGGGTCGATTAACGAGTCGCACAACCCGGCCATGCAGCGTGCGCTGTACGTCGAGGGCTACATGCGTGTGGACTACGACGGCGACGGCATCCCTGAGCTGCGCAAGGTGTGCTGCTTGGGCGAGGGCTACACCATCGTGAACAACGAGCCAGCCGACCTGATTGGCTTTGCCGACTTCCCGTGCGACCCCGAGCCGCACACGTCGCCGCTTGAGGCCAACAGCGTCTTTGACTTCACCAAGGACTTGCAGGAGATTAAGAGCGACATCCTGCGCAACACCTTGGACAGCTTGGCGCAATCGATCCACCCGCGCACTGCGGTGGTCGAGGGCCAAGTCAACATGGACGACGTGCTCAACAACGAGACGGGTGCCATCATCCGCATGCGAGCACCCGGCATGGTGATGCCACTGGCCCAGCCGTTTGTCGGACAGGCCGCGTTCCCGATGCTGGAGTACATGGACAGCATCAAGGAGGAGCGCACCGGCATGAGCCGTGCGTCGATGGGCCTGAACGCCGACGCCTTGCAGTCCAGCACCAAGGCCGCTGTGAGCGCCACGGTGAGCGCCAGCCAGATGCGTATTGAGCTGACCACGCGCCTGCTGGCCGAGGGCATGAAGAAGCTGTTCAAGCTGATCCTGCAGTTGTCGGTGAAGCACCAAGACAAGCCCCGCATGGTCCGTCTGCGCAACGACTGGGTGCAGGTTGACCCACGCTCGTGGGACGCCACCATGGACGTGGCCATCAACGTGGGCATGGGCACCGGAGACACCGACCAGAAGATGCAGATGCTGGCCATGATCTCTGGCAAGCAAGAGCAGGCACTGATGCAGATGGGTCCAATGAACCCACTGGTGTCGCCTGCGCAGTACGCCAACACGCTGCGCAAGATGGTCGAGCTTGCCGGGTTCAAGGACGCCAGCCAGTTCTTCAACGCAATCCCCGCAGACTACCAGCCACCACAATCGCAAGAGGCTGCAAAGCCATCGCCAGAAGAGATGCTGGCACAGGTGCAAGTGCAGTCGATTCAGGCCGACATCCAGAAGAAAGCCGCCGAGCTGCAGCTTGAACAGCAGAAGATGCAGATGGCCGACGACCGTGAGCGCGACAAGATGGACATCGACAAGTTCATCAAGCTGCGCGAGCTGGAGCTGAAGTACGGCGCGGTGATCAACGAGCAGCAGCTCAACGTGCAAGTCGAGCGTGACCGCATGGCCATGCAGACAATGAATCAGGGTGTGGTCTGATGGCCAACCTGCACGACACGCTGGAGCTGGGACGCGAAGCCGAGGAGCTGATGAGTCCCGGCTC